GATAACAAGGGCGCTTTCAGCCTCGCTATCATGCACTCTGCCGTTGCAACTGGCCTCGAAAATCTCAAGCTGCTGGCGTACATGAAGTACACCGACAAGGACGGTATCGAGCGTGAGCTGCAGATCGGCACCCTGAATGGCCGCGCTGTTCTGGTTGACGACACCATGCCCGCCGTGGAAACTGTCACCACCATGGAGGTGCAGGGCGTTTACACCATCACTGTCAGCACTGCTGGCGTGAACAGCGACACCATCACCGTGGACGGCCAGACCTATACCTTTGCCACATCCACCTCCACCGCCAACAAGACCCTCAAGACCGGCGATGCCGCTGCTGAGGCTCAGGCTCTGAAAACCGTGCTGTCTGCCCAGTATGAGGGCAAGTTCATCGTCACCGTTTCCGGCGCTGTCGTTACCCTCAAGCAGATTTTCGGCGGCGAGGGCAAGCTGCCTGTCGTGACCGTCAATGGCACTGTCAAGGCCGCTGCCGCTCAGACCACCGCAGGCGTGGCTAAGGTGTCTCAGACCCGTTACACCACCTACGTTCTGGGTGATGGCGCTATCGAGTATACCGACTGCGGCGCTAAGGTGCCTTACGAGATGGATCGTGATCCTCATACCAATGGCGGCGAGGACACCCTCTATGGCCGCCAGCGCAAGTGCTTTGCCCCCTACGGCATCAATTTCACCAAGGCCAAGATGAAGAGTCTGTCTCCCACCGATGACGAGCTGGAGGACGGCGAAAACTGGGAACTGGTGAACTCCAACGAGGCCGAGGGCAAGCAGTACATCGCCCGCAAGGCTATCCCCATCGCCCGCATCCTGTCTCTGGCCTGATTTCGGGCCGCTGAGGAGGTTTACACATGGCACACGATATGTACCTCACCTTTGACGAATACAAGGGTTTAGGCGGCACCGTTGATGCCGCTGCGTGGCCTCCGCTGGAATGTGCTTGCAGAAAACGCATTGACCGCCTGACGGATTCCCGCGTCCAGAACATGGCCGAGATTCCTAGGGCGGTCAAGCTCTGCGTTTTCGCGCTGGCGCAGATGGAGAGCGTTGTCGGTGCCGTGGCTCAGGTCACGTCGCCCACGGTCACATCGTTCAACACGGATGGCTACACCGAGAATCACGGGAATGTGCCGGATGCCGATGCCGCAGCCAAGCAGATGAACGCCATCGCGGCGGATATGCTGTACGGCGAGCTGGACGATTACGGCGTTCCCCTGCTGTATAGAGGAGTGAGGTAAAATGCAGCTTTGCAATGACACCATCACCCTGTACAACCGGCGATTCGACCCGGAACAGGATTGCGACGTTTACGAGCGTACCATCATCCGGGGCGTTCACTGGTTCAATTCTGATGCGACCACCGTTGACAGCACCGGGTTGAAAGCGGCAAACAAGGTCACAATCCGCATCCCTGTTGATGCAGATTTCGGCGGCAAGGCATATTTGCCCCCTAAGCAGTATGCCGCCGCCGATGACCCCGCCGCCGCTTTTACTCTGGCCGCTGGCGATCTCGTGGTTTTAGGTGTCGGCACTGAGGGTCTGCGCCCTGCCGCCATCCATGACACCCATTCCGAGGCCGCAACCATCTTGCAGGTTACAGACAGTCGTCGTGCTCCGCAGGCGCGGCATTGGAAAGTCGTAGGCGCTTAATGCAACTGTCAGTAGATTCGCGGTTTGATTTCGATAGCATAAACACTATTCTTACCAACCACGGCTTTGGAGACCATGGAATTGTCCAAAAAGTCATTGATAACGCGGTAATACGGTGGTGCATGGATTACACTCCTGCGGACACATTTATGCTTGCAAAGAGCCCTTACGCCGCGTCTGACATAGGCTCTGGCATCATCGTGTACCCCGGCCCCTATGCGCATTATATGTACATGGGCGAAGTTTATGGCCCGAATATTCCCGTTTTTGATGATAACAGTGGAACGCCTACACGATTTTTCTCTCGTCCCGGCGAGAGAAAAACTCCCACTGGCAGAGCAATTCAGTACAAAACTGATAAAAACGCTCTAGCCGGGCCGTTTTGGGCCGAACGAATGAAAGCCGATCACATCGATGACATTGTAAGGGAGGCAAAAAATGCCGCAGGTATCAAATAGCACTGAGGGAATCCGGAAGTGGTTTAGGCAATGCCCGCTGCTGTCTAAAAACAAACGATTTGGTGCTGATTACCTCGGCGAAAATCCAACCGAATACGCCATTTACGCATCACCATCCACTCTGACCTACCACGAGAACATCCTCGGAGATTATGTTCTGGATGATAAGCAGACTCAAAACTATATTTTTGCTACGCGTGAGAATTTTGGGGCCGATGTCAAACAAAACTCCGACAATCTCGCTTTTTATACGGGTTTGATTGCGTGGATGGTGGAGCAGAACAATGCCCGAAACTACCCCTGCATAGAGGAGGGTCGGGTTTGCGCTATCGTTCCCACACTGACCGCGTATCCATCGCAGATTGGTGTTGATAGCGCAAAATATCAGATTCAGATACAAATCACATATAGGAGAAACTGAATATGAAGATCGAACGCAAATACATGGCGCACTATCTGAATGCCCATTTTGCAAACGACAGTGAGGGCACTGCCGAGTATGTACGCCTTGGCAAAGATTTGGAGGAGTATTCCCCCGAGTTGAGTGCCAATGTCGAGAAAAAGCAAAACATTCTCGGTAACACGTCCGTGACGATCGACAGCTACCAGAAGCAGGGCGAAGTCAGCCCCTACTACGCTGAAAAGGGCGACCCCCTGTTTGAGAAGCTGCAGGCCATCATTGATGGCAACATGGTTCTGGACGACCTCAAAACCGACATTGTGGAGGTCAAGCTCTGGAACGAGGAGGCATCCGGCGCTTTTCCCGCTGTGCGCGAGGAGTGCTACATCGAGGTCTCCAGCTACGGCGGCGACACCACTGGTTACCAGATCCCGTTCAACATTCACTACACTGGCGTGAAGACCACAGGCACGTTCAACCCGAGCACGAAGGCCTTCACCGAGGCCTAAGCATAACGGAGGTGTACAATGGAACTGAAAATCGACAGAGGCCTTAAAAGCTACGAGGTTAAAGACCTTGACGACACCCTGCTGGGCACGATTTATGTCAACCCTGCGGATTTTGGCATTGCGGCACGACTGGAGGAGGCTCGTCGTGCCATTCAGCAACTGGCCGATGGGCTGGCATCGGATGCAGACGCAGACGTGGATAAGATCATCGAGGCCGACAAGCTCATCAAGGAACAGGTCAATTACATCTTCGGCAGCGATGCCTCCTCGGTGTTCTTCAAAGGGGTTTCTGCCCTAGCGCTGCTCCCCGATGGCTCCATGGTCTTTGAAAAAGTCCTCCAAGCCGCTGTCCCCATCATTGAGGATGCGGTCGGCAAGGCCATCAAGGCCAGCCAAATGCGTGTGCAGAAACACGCTGGTGCCTACACGAACACGGCCAAGGGTCTGGCCCCCGGCCAGAAGGCGTGAGCGCTTGGGAACTGCCCACAACCGTAGATGTAGATGGTCAGAATTTTGCCATCCGATCTGATTTCCGAGCTGTACTTGATGCCCTTGCGGCGTTAGCAGACCCGGAAATGACTCAACAGGAACAGTACGCTGCCTGCCTTGAAATTCTATACCCAAAATGGCAAGCGCTGCCCGACGCAAATGCTGCGTTACGGGCAGCGTTTTTGTTTATCAATGGCGGACAACCCGAAGAGTCTACAATTCCACGTCCTCGAATTGTAGATTGGGAACAAGATGCAGCCTTAATCGCACCTGCTGTTGATAAAGTACTGGGGTACAGTTGCCGCCGATGTGAGTATTTGCATTGGTGGGAATTTCTCGGAGCCTTCTACGGTATTGGAAATGGGCTATTTGTTCAAGTCGTAAGTATTCGATATAAAAGGGCTCACGGAAAAAAACTTGACAAGAGCGAACAGGAATTTGCCAAAGAGAACGATCGAATCATCAGAATCCACGCTCCTGAAAGCGCGGAGAATAGGGCAGAAAAAGAGCGGTTGCTTGCGTTACTCAATTCATAATCCAACTCTAACAAAGTCAAAGAGAGGAGGTTGATTCAATGGCAGATGGGTCAATCACAATAGATGCCCGCCTGAACAAAAAGGGCGCAGAATCCGACTTAAAAGCGTTACAGGCAAAGGTCAAGAGCACATCAAAGCAGATTGGTGATTTAGATAAGCAGTTAAATTCTGCGCAAACAAAGCGTAGCGCATTAGGCGACAGCTTAAATCAAGCCCGCCAAAACGCTGATGATACTGCCGTTGCTCTTGAAAAGGTGAACGCACAGCTAGAGAATGTCAAAAAATCCCATCTTGCTGATATTAAATCGGAATACCCCGGCCTGAGTGATTCAAAAGTGCAAGATGTTCTTAAATCTCGCATGGAGGGGGAAACATCTCTCCTGAATCAAAACCAAAAACTCCTCGATGATCTTGAAAAGCAAGATGCCAAAGTTGCTGAGATTGAATCAGATTACAATGCACAAGGCGATGCTATTTCTGGCCTGCAAAAGCGTCATGCAGCGCTTACTGCACAGCTAAATCAAGAAAAAGATGCCGTAAACCAGCAAAAAAGTCTAATTCAGCATCTTAGCGGCGAAGATGACATGCAGGCCTATTTTAACAAACAAGCCGATGCCATAGAATCATCTTTTGCCAAAATCGAGAATCGGCAAAATAAAGCGTATGGTACTGTAGACGAATCAGCTACACAGCATGCTGAGAGGATTGTTGCAGAAACACAGAAAGCGGTAAACGCTCAAGATAAAGCCGCTCAGGCAGCAGAGAGCAGAGCCGCGCGTGAACATGCGATAGCCGCTAAGTCGCCTAAAGGAAGTTCTGTGCCCGGTTCATCTGGTTCTGCTGGACTACTTTCCGGCAGAATCACCGGATTAAACAAAGCGCTGTCTGGTACCCTCAACAATGCCCTACGCACGGTCGGAGGTCTCGGAGCGCGTGTCTTTGGTACCCTACAGCGGGCCGTAGACGGCTTGCGAGCCAAGCTCACCCAGAGCAGTAAGAACCTCGCTAAATTCCGAAATCGCCTTATGAGCATTGTCTCCGGAGCTTTGGTGTTCAACCTGATCTCCGCAGGACTGCGGAAGATCACCGAATGGATGGGTTCTGCCGCACTCTCCTCAGCCACGCTGAGAGCCGCGCTCGGCAACCTGCAGGGCGCAGCATCCACCGCTGCCGCTCCGTTGCTTCAGGCGATTCTTCCGGCTCTCACGGCCATAGCCAACGCAGCAGCAACCGCCTTTTACTACATCGCCCAGCTTGTGTCTTTCCTGACCGGCAAGTCCATAGGGGCGAGCCAGAGCGCAGCCAAAGCGATGGGCAAATATGCCAAGGCAGCAAAGTCGGCAGGCAGCGCAGCGGACGGCGCACTGGCAAAGTTTGATGAGCTGGATGTGCTGGATAAAAACAGCGGCGGCGGTGCGGGAGCCATCACCCCGAATTACGACTTTAACACAGACAACCCGTTTCTTGACGAAATCATGCAGGCCATCAAAGATGGCGATTGGTACGGAGTCGGCCAGCTGATCGGCGAGAAGCTGCGCGATAGCCTGAACGCAATCCCGTGGCCCGACATTCAGGACAAAGCCAGAGCATGGGCGACCAACATCGCCAACTGCATCAACGGCTTCATTGAGGTGCCGGGATTGTGGGAGGCCATCGGTCATACTGTAGCGCAGGGCTTGAACACGGCACTCATCTTTGCGGATACTCTCATGCAAGGCATTCACTGGGACAGCTTGGGTGCGGGAATCGCCAGAGGTCTCACCACTGCGGTGGCAGAGCTCGACTGGCCCCTGCTCGGGCGAGTTTTGACGGACGGAATGCGGGCAGCAATCCTCACGCTTTACAGCTTCGTCCAGACCTACACAGGATGGGCAGACCTTGGAAATTCTATCGCAGCTTGCATCAATTCGGCCATCGCAAACATTCCATGGATGGAGGCGGGTCTGGGGCTTAGCGGATTCGTTGTCGGCCTTTTGCACACGCTCATCGCAACGGTGCAGGGCACCGATTGGACGGCTCTGGGCCAGAACATTGTCTCGATGGTAAGCGCCATAGACTGGGTCGGGCTTTTTTCCGCGATGGGTACGCTTGCGATAGATGTGCTGCAAGCTATCAACGGCATCCTTGATCAAGTCGATTGGGGTGCTGTCGGCCAAAAAATCATGGAGTGCATTGAGGCTGTTGATTGGGCTGGCATTTTGTCTCAGCTCGGAGAAATCATAAACAATCTCTGGCCCATGCTAATGACAATTATCGGGGCAAGTCTACTTCCTATTATTGGCGGATTTGTCATCAATTCTGTTTTAGCAGAATTGTCAAAACAGGTCGGGATTATGGGCGTTCAGCTTCTCGGCAAAATTGCAGGTTGGATTGTCGGCACAATGCTACCAACTATTCTCAGCGGCCTGACGGCTTTGATTACGGCCATCGTTTCAGCAATCGGCCTATGGCCTGCAACGATTATAGCGGTACTGCTTATTTTAGGCGCCGCCGTCATTGCCTGCCTTGTTGCGCATTGGGATGAAATCAAGCAAAAGCTCGGCGAAACTCTGGACAATTTGCAAGAAAGAGTCCATAGCGCCGGTGAAAAAGTCAAGGAAATCTGGAATGGCTTGTGGCTAACTGTTAAGCTGATCGGCATGCAGCTGTGGGAGGATATTACTCAGGGCTGGAACGATTTCTGGACAAACATCGGCACTGCACTGGATAGCGCAGTAGCCGACATCCAGCGGGGTTGGAACGATGCCTGGACTGCTGTCTCGGACTTTGTGTCTGACATCTGGGAGGGCATCACGGACACGATCGAGACAGCCATCAACGGCATCATCGGTCTGGTGAACGGCATGATCTCGGCCATTGTTGGCGGCGTGAACGGCGTCATTGGCGTCTTGAACGGTTTCGGCTTCGATGTTCCCGAATGGGCGCAGGACAAGCTCGGCGTAGAGCGGGTCGGCTTCAACATCGACCCCATCACCGCGCCGCAAATCCCCTATCTGGCGCAAGGCGCAGTCATTCCGGCAAACCATGAATTTCTTGCGGTGCTGGGCGACCAGACCAACGGCACCAACATCGAGGCACCGCTGGCAACCATTCAGCAGGCCCTCGCAGAGGTCATGGAGGCCTACACAGGGCAGCAGGACATCACGATCCGCTTTGCCGGAGACCTCGCCCAACTGGCTCGGGTGCTCAAGCCCTATATCGACAAAGAGGAGAACCGGCGTGGAGCCAAGCTGGTCACGGGAGGTGTGTACTGATGTTGATTATTGATGGCGAGAAATTCAAAGTCGATGTCCTCAGCTGCAAGCGCACTGCTGACTTTCTGGACAAGCACGCCAAGCGCACAGAGAACGGCGACCTCAAGCGCGAGCTGATCGGCGTGTATTTCAACTACAAGCTGACCATTGCGCCGGGCGTTGACCGCGCGGAGTATTCCCGGTTTTGGGACAAGATCACCGAGCCGGAGGAGTTCCACACGGTCACGGTCCCGGGCACGGACGGAGACTATACCTTTACGGCGTATTTCTCCAATATCGGAGATGAACTGCTCCTGCAGCGAGGAAAAGCCAACTACTGGAAAGGGCTGACGATCAACTTCATCGCCAAGACCCCCGCCAGATTTTAAGGAGGGTCAGCCCCGATGAGAACCAATACGCGCGTGGAGTTCGGCCTTTACGATGTCACCGCCAGAGGCGACAGCGCCCCGAGCTGCACGACCGCAAAGCCTTTTTGCAATCTGGGCCGTGACCTGTTGCTGGAAAGCGTGCCGAGCCAAAACAAATACGGCACACTGGAAAGCAAGCAGTGGCTCATGGATGGCAGCTTCTCCTTCTTCCCGGAGGTTCCCGAGCAGTATTTCTGGGGGCTGTGGAGCACCACGCAGAGCGACAAGAGCGGCGTGTTTCCCGACCCGCCTGTGTTGGACATCACATTCACGCAAGACCACAGCAGCAGCGGCCTCACGCTGCATTTTTACAGCCCGACAGAGGACTGGGCCAGCCGCATCAAAATCCAGTGGTTCAGCCAAGACGGAGGACATATCTCTACGGCGCTTTTTTACCCGGACGCGGTCGATTATTACTGTGCCAAGAAAGTAGAGAATTACCGCCGCATTCGCATTCATTTTCTTGAGACAAACCGCCCGGGGCGATACCTCAAGCTGGCGGGCATCGATTACGGTGTCTACCTGCATTTTAGCGGACACGAGATCGTGGGCGCCCATGTTTTGGAGGAATGCGACCCCCTCAGCTCCGAAATCAGCATCAACACGCTGAATGTATCGCTATACAACAAAGAGGGCCGCTTTTCCATCTTAAATCCCGAAGGATATTTTGATGTTCTGCAGCACAAGCAGAAATTCACGGTCTGGGAGGATGTCAAGCAGGACGCACGCAGCACAGGCAGCGTGAGTTATTGCATGGGCACATTTTATCTCTCCGACTGGAGCAACAGCGGCGACACGCTGGCGGACTTTTCGGCAGTCGATGCCATAGGCCTGCTGGATGGCGCACCGTTCGATGGGGGCATCTACGACACCACCGCAGCAGAGCTCGCAGAGGCGATCCTGACAGGGTACAGCTACACCTTGGACGAGAGTCTGGCCGCAGAGCGAGTGCAGGGATACATCGCCGCAGGGACGCGCAGAGAGGCCCTGCAGCAGTTCGCATTTGCCATAGGCGCTGTGGTCGATTGCAGCCGAGGCGAGCTTATACGCATCGCCCCTGCACCGTCCAAGGCCAGCGGCATGATTACCTACGATCGCAAGCTGCAGGACGGCAGCAAGGTAACGCTCAATCCGCTGATTACCGCTGTGGCAGTGACCGCTCACCGATACTTGCCGGGAGAGGCCACCGAGGAGCTGTACAGAGACACCCTCGACCCGGGCATCTACCGGGTGACCTTCAACGCCCCGGCAGTCGTGGACAGCCTGACCGTCACAGGCGCAGAGCTCACCGAGAGCGGCGTCAACCTCTGCACCTTGACAGTCGCCAAGGCGGGCGAGGTCTGTGTCACAGGCCGCAAATACACTGACAGCACGGTCGTCCTGAGGCGCACAGCGGCGAACCTGCCGCCCAATGCGCAGGACAATGAACTGACCGTGACAGATGCCACGCTGGTAGGCCCGGGCCGCGCAGAAGCCGTGGCCGTGCGGGTGCTGGAGCATTACGCACAGCGATACGAGCAGAACTTCTCCATGGTCGCAGGCGATGAAAAGCTGGCCGACAGGCTCATCATTCAGAGCTTTGGCGGCGAAATGGTGCGAGGGGTGCTCACAAAGCTGGAGTTTGATTTGACCGGTGGCTTTTTGGCAGACGCCAAGGTCATCGGGCGCAGACTTACCAGCAACGCTGGCGCTTATGCTGGCGAAATCCATGCCGGAGAAAGGAGCCTGATCTGATGTGGCAGCAGCCAATCTACGACCGCACCAAAGCGGATGTGTCCGCAGGCGCGGATAAGTGCTATATCAACGCGGCACTGCTGAACCGGCTGGAGGGCAACTCCGCTTATCTGGCAGAACTGCTGGGGCCTAAAATCCAGACCAAGACATGGACCCCGACCGACCTGCTGACACGCAGCGAGATGGAACGCATCCTGCAAAACATTCAGACTCTGCGCGATGCCTACCACACCCTGCCGGGAACACCAGCCCTGCCCGAGGCGCCCAGCACCCTGTACAGCGACATCAACACGATGGAACAGGTGCAGTGGAGCATGTACGAGCTCTGGCGCAGAAACGCACAACGCAGCTACACCGGCGAAATCTGCGCCGGACAGACGATTGGAGTGATCTGATGTACGAGAAAAAGACTTGGATCAACCGCCAGAGCGAACACCCCGCTCGGCGCAAGCTGACCCCGACCGGCAACGATGGCGAGTACGATGTTTCCCGCTCCGAGGGCATCATCATGGAAGATGGCGATGCCTTCGATGCCGACACGATGAACGATCTGGAACGCCGTGTGGCGGCGGGATTCACCGAGCTGGACCCCACAGGCGCAGGCGGCAGCGATGTGACTGTGCAGCCATACACCTGCGAGAAGAAAAACGGTGTATATGCGCTGGTCGGCAACGGCGCAGTAGGCCGTTGCAAGATTCCCGCGTCTTGGGCGGCAGGCGACAGCTTCACGGTCAATGGCGCAGTGGTTCCGGCCTATTGTGGCGCAGACGCAGTGGACGGAGACACCATCGTCAAGGGCAGATGGGTGCTGTTTTTCTACGATGGAACGCAGCTAAATTTTAACGGCGGCGGTGGCCTCAGCACCACGAAGCTGGCACTCGCCACCGCCACCGAGGACAATGTGCTGGCAGGGAATAAGTTCTACGCGGGCGGCAAGACCATCAAAGAGGGCACGCTCACGCTGACAGGCAATGTCACCGCAGACAAGATGCTGGAGGGGAGCAGCGGCTACGCCAATGACGCACACAGCATTGTGGCGGGCAACATCCCGGACAAAACCGGTCAAACTTATACGCTCTCCCCCGGAGGCAAAGTGCAACTGCCCCGTGGGTTTTACAACGGAAACGAAATCAGCGCAAAAGGCATAAAGACAACAGAGGTGTGGCAAAGCTGCCATGGAGGGCAAAACCTCTTCGGTTTCAGCGGCGGTACACTGGTTGGTGTTCAATATGCCGGGAGTCAGTATGCCTCTGACAACATTTTACAGGGCGCGGGCATAAACAGCGGGAGCCAGTATTGGGCGCAATGCGCGTCCGATGCGAGCGTTCGCTTTGTTCTTGCTTATTATTGATAAGAGGTGAAACCATGGCAGAACCAATCGTAATCAACGCCGAGACGCGAGAAATTACAGTCCCCGAGGCAGAACGCGCTTTCGGTGTGGCCGGTGAGCGCAAGGTCGAGGTCAAGCACATTCGCATCGAGGGACGCACCGTAGATGGCACCGACCTCACGCAGGGCTTTTCTTGGAAAGTCAGCTGCGAAAATGCAGGCAAAGAGCTCTGCGCCGACCTGATCGATGGCATTGTTGCCGATGCAGGCAATATCGAATTTGACTGGATCGTAGGCGCGGCACCGATGGCGTACAAGGGCACGATGCACTTTGCTGTCTGCGCCGTGCGCGTGGATGCAGCGGGCAATATCCTGCAGGAATGGCACAGCAAGCTGGGCGCGGGCGATGTTGCCAATGGCATCGAGGCCACCGTCCAGAACATCGGCGGGCAAGACCTGCTGGCGCACATCCAGTCCATCACGGCAGCCGCCCAGCAGAACGCGGCAGCCGCGCAGAGAGACGCCGCCGCTGCCG